TGCCTGAAGTACTAATTGTAGCACCGTCTAAGTTTTGTCCACCTGCAGTGTAGTTTGTGCCAGTAGCCTCATCAGAGTTGCCAGTGACATCAGAATAGTTTGTTGTTGCTGCACCATACGTACCTGTAGGTGAGTCTTTAATCAATGCAATTTTTAGTGTATCGGTATCCAAATCATGGGTACCGCCAAGAAGTTCTGATTTGAAACTTGTACACATTGCTGTTGTAATAGCCATGTTTGGATTCCCTTAAATTAAGTACAATGGGGCCAGCATTAAGCCAGCCCCAAGGTTAGTCACCTATTATGCTAGCAGATCACGGTCTACTTCGTCAGCTGCTTTTGTAGCACCCATAGGGGCATACACTACAAAGAACTTAAACGAACCTGCTGAAGGTGCGTTTGTTGCTGCAGTTAAAGCAGTGATTGTAGTAGCTGCAGTAGTAACATTTGTGATACCGTTTACTGTAGTAGTAGAAGCACCCAAAGTTTTTGCACCATTGATGTCTGCTGTTCCCAACAGATCGGTGTCACCACCTGTTACACCAAAGCTTACTGCATTGGCACCAGCAATAGTAGCAGCTGCAGTACACTCAGCACCAGCGGCAAGAATTACACAGTTATCTGGAACCGTGCCGATGTCGTGAGTTGAACTAGCTGTAAGAGAACCGAAAGCAAGCTCTGCGGTCTCAATGCGAGTTACAGATTGTAAAGCCATTGTCTAATCTCCTCTTACGCCAAGTTGTATTTAGCAGTTACAAGAGCTTCTGGACGAAGGATCTTGCGACCATATAGGTGCATACCACGAACGATGTCAGCAAAGCTGTCTGGGTCACGGTATGTTTCAGTCTTGTTGATCTGCTCTGCAGTTGCTACTGCTGAGTCATGACCTGCAACGATAACACCATAGTCAGTGTTTTGGTTTGCTGTACCTGTTGTACCAGCACCGCCACCTACTGCTGGCAAGTTGCTTGATGAGTAGATACGGAAACCGTGGAAGTTGTTTAGTACAAGACCGTTACGTAGTCCACCTGATTCACCGAAGTCTGCGTTGAATAGACGTGAGTCTTCATCACGTAGTACTTCCATGAATACTGGGTCAACTACAAGCCAACGTCCATCTTTATCAACTTGTTGTTGATCAAGTAGACGAGCCATACGAGCAACAACCATTGCTGGTGAAGCGTATGCTGTTGGTAGTGCAGTTGCACCTGGTAGACGTGCAGCAACTGGGATTGAGTGATCGCCAGCAGATGCAGTTGTGATGTTGCCAAATGAATCTTTACGAAGTTTCATTGATGCCAACAACTCGTCTGAACCAGCAGTTGCTACAGCTTTAGTACCGTTCACAGTTGTGTTTACAGTGTCTGCTGCTGAGTGCAATGCTGACTGAGCATAACCTGATAGGTAGCCCAATACTTCTTGGTCATGCTGGTCAGCCAAGCGGTAAGCCGCACGGTTGGTAGCAAGATCCATGAAGTTGACGTGTGAGTGAGCTTCCTCGATGTCGTCGATTTTGAAGGCGAAGTAGTTCGCTTTATCTACGACTAGAGAAAAATCCTCGTCATCAAGATCCTGTGCATTGACTTGTGTGCCACGTGCATAGGACGAAACTGAAATTTCAGGTTCTTTGATGATTTTAACAGTGTCGCCTTGCGCACTGATTTCTCCGAAATAATCAGAGTTTGTGATGTCTCCAACGACTGTGCTCTTGCGGAATGCAAGTTGCACTTTCTTGGAATAAATTACGGACGAAAAATTACCGTTAGGTAGGTTTCCGTGACCCGCTGCTGAAGTAAAAGCCATATTAAATCCTCCATGATATTTGGCTTCGGGTAACAAAGCTAAACACCCACAAGAGGCTGAACGTTTTCTAGGGTGCGTATCGTGTTCAGTTGCGCCACCAAACACTCAACGGGCCTGTACTTATTCAGGTAGTTCTTATTAGTTTAGACTTTCGGAAATTTGAGTTGAGACAAAAGGTAGTCACAAGGAGGCTTTTGTCTCTATGCTCATAGTTATACTGCTGATTTATTTATTGTCAACAGTTTATCTGGCATTGCCAGAAACATCGTAAATAAATTTGCCAGAACGAATAGCTTTGTTGATTTCATCTGAACGTTCTTCAAATTCTCTATCAGACATTTTAGCAACATCTGATTCACGAATAGCGTCATTAGCATCGGCTACGTCAACTTGTGTTTTACTACGGCGAGTAACTGTAGAAGCTGCGTCTTTAGCTCTTGCTTTCTTTGCAGTGTTGGTAAGACCTTTGTCACTTTTGTACAAGTCAATTACACGAACCACTGATGCTGGGTCATCTGCATTCTCATAGAGTGCATCTTGTACCCATTTAGGTTGTTGATCTGCCCAGTCATGAAACTCATCTGACTTACGTAGTTCGTCAAAGTCTGCATGAGATTTACGAATAGCATTTTCTGCTTTTACACGAGATGCTTCTGCCTGTGCTTCATCAAGTTCTTTCAAACGATTCTCTGCTTTAGAGAACATCTCTTGGGCTTTCTTAGCAGCGATAGTTTCTACAATACCAGCTACATCAGGGTACTTCTTAGCCCACTCTTCAATGTCTTCGTTTGACTTAGGTGGTACGATGTTTTCACCAGCCATACGTTTTTCTAAGGCTGAGAACTTTTCTTTCCACTCATTTTCTTTTTCGTTCATGTGGCGACGAAGATCACCATAACGTTTCTTGAAAGACTTTTCTTCACGGCTCAAGTTTGAGTCGTCTTCCGATGCTTCGGATTCCGCTTTGGCTTCTTCTTGTTGGGTATTACCTTCATCCGATACTTGGGCTGTCTCAGATCCCTCGCCATCGGATTCCTCTTCGATTGTTTCACCACGAGCCTCTGCTTCTAATCGAGCAATCTCTTTCTCTTCATCTTCAAGACGTTTACGTTTACGTTCATAGTTATACCCACGATCCACAAATCCTGCGGTCTTGGGTGTTTCTACTGCGGTTAGTTCAGGCATTTATTTCTCCTTATATTGGGGCCAGCTTATGCTGGGTAGCCTTATTGCCTATCGTGATCCTAAGCCACCACGCTTAGGTGTGATCGTAGTAGGTTGCCCTACTGTGATTGCTTTGCCCAACTCTGGGCCAACTAGTTTTGCTAGTACACTTCCTACTGGTGTACCAACAGTTCGTCTAACAATTTCTTTTTCTTCTTCAGAAAGATTGTCGTGTCTTTCTTTAATTATAAACGTATACTCTTCTAGGTTCATTTTTTATTCCTAAAGTGTAGTAATGTATTCTTCCAACTTACAGGTAACTTAATAATTTCTACAGATTCAAAATCGTCGTAGATACTTTCTATTATAGTTTCTTTTGTTGGAGATATGCAGTCGATATAATCTGTACCTGACTCTTGATAGTAGTCTGTGATAATAGCTTTAACTTTTAATTCGCCTAAACCGTTATGCCAACCCAGAGTATCACAAAAGTTAGGTACTCCATCATAACCTATAAGTACGTCACCACCTTTATTAGTTAAGTTAGTTAAATTTTTTATAAACTTTAATACGTCAGTTAAAGTCTTCTGGTGTGAGTAACCGTAGCCAAAAGCAGTTACAAGATCATAGCTACCTAAACTATCTACACCTTTTACCAAATCTTTTTGGTGATATATGGTGTTTGTTTTGTCGGATAGCTTGGCGTAGTCTAGCATGTGTTTAGATTTATCTACGCCAACTTTTTTTACTTTGCTGTTTACGTTTTGTAAATGATAACCTGTGCCACAAGCAACATCACACCAAGACTTCTTGCCCTGAATTAAGTTTTCAACTAACTCTATTTCTAAGTCTACACTTGGTTTTATGTCTTCTTGATGTACCCAGTAATCATTGTAGTCTTCGGCATACTTTTTATTTTTGTACGGTTGTTTATACAACTTCTCCATTCTCCCGAATAAACTTGGTGTCTCCACCTACTGTGTCAAAAACCTTCATCCAGAAGTTTTTCACAGGAGAGTATAACACACCGTGTTTATTCTGTCCATAGTAATATTTACCATAAGACACAAGAGGATCAGCAAATGTTTTTGTAATAACCCACTTAAATGCTTTTGACTTACGCATTAGTGGAACAAGTACTTCTGCTAGACGATAGTAACCACGACGATTGCGATCGGTCATATACTCATCACGGTATCTACGTA